AAGATCATACAACTACCACCATGATCAGCATCATCGAAATCTTCACGGGCGTACGCGTAGATGAACGCAGATTGATTCCATCCGCTATCGCCATGCCGACCATACCAAAGTAACTGGCCGAAAGTATCTCCATTATTTAGCTGTGTTGGACTATCCCAAGCTCCATTACATCTATAGAAATACCGATTAGGGGCTGCACCAGTTCTAACTGTGTAATTTAACTCAGAGTATATATCATTACTAGGTGTAGCAAAACTAAATAGATTTGACGTAAAAGCTTCTTCAGCTAATAAATGTTTACCATTAGCCATTGTAATATTATTAAGATAACCTGTTGCAAGATCTATAACAATACCTTTATTAGTGAACTGATAATCACTACCACCTAATTCTAGTTGATCACTATTATTAACACGTAATACACCTAAAAAATTAGTATTAGAATAATTAGGTGCTATTACAGCTTTATTATTAGGTATAAGAATCTCATTCCCTGCATAATTACTGCTAGAGTTACCTGTAGCATTGTAACCTAAACTAACAGCTTTATTACTATCACAAGTCCCCAACTGTAATATTCTATCACTAGTGCTATTACCAAAATATGTATTCCTAAATAACTCATCAGCATCAGTTGTTTTCGCCCAAGTGTTACGAGCGTAATTAGTCCAATTTGTACCATCATTATAAAGTAATCCACCTGATACCTCACTACCGGCTCCTGATGTATCTAAGTGTGTATCACTTAGTATATCGTGCCCTATAACCTGTGGAGTAGAACCACCAGCATTATTAATAAGTCTATCATCATCAGCTACAATTATATTTTCACTGAAATTATCATCACCACCGTATGTTGCTTTAATCCTGTAGTTCTCATTACCACTACCACCAGTGAATTGCCACCCAGTTGTCTCATTAAGATTACCTGATCCATCAAAACTTATAGTTGCTTTATTCAAACTATCCGTGCCACTAGGATCAACAGCAACAGCTATTCCTGATTGACTAGCAGGACCTGTTCCTGTTACTTGGAAGTCCACACCACGCTTAACAGCTTGAGGGACATTAAGAACTATATCTGTACCATCATAAACATTACCACTTATACTGGTCTCCTGAATATTCTCATCTGCAGGCTTAGCAAGTATTGTGAAGTTCTTATTACCACTCCCACCCGTAACCTGAACAGCATCTGATTCCCAAATCCCATTTGCTACAGTGATTGTCCCTGCAACATTAAGAGCATCACTAGCATCATCACCTGAACCACTTAAAGTTACACGAACTGTTCTAGATACCTGCGCACCGTTTTCATCAACTAATGCAAGCTTAAGAGAGAAATTTTGCCCACGTGGAAAATTAAATGTTCCAGAAACGAACCGTAGACTATATCTTCTATTATCTGTTACACCGGGTCTTGTATCATATGTTGAGCTACTTTCTTCCTTATCAAGACAATCAGCATTCTTAACAACTGTATAGTCAACTTGTTCCCGTCCAGTAGAAGGATCAGTTGGAACAGGATTACCATTTATAGAATAAGAAGCATCACCAGTCCAATATTTAGTATCTTCTATAGGTTCGTCACCAGATTCGTCACCAGCTTTTGAAGCTATAATTGTGCTTAAGCCTATTCCTGGGCGTCCTGTATCCAGATTAGATTTATGAACTACTCCACGTAAAGTATTAGCACTAATGATTGTAAGATCATGTGTAACAGTATCAAAAGCCTGTAACTTAAGTGCAGGTAAGAAAGATTGATATGCAGCCTTACGCCAAACATTTGACCATCTGTATCCCCAAAAAGCTGCACTCAATTGTACTAGACTTTCAATATTGTAGATAAAGAAATCACATTCCTTCTTTATCATTCCATAAGTATCAATATTATTTTTATATATGAATTGCTTATTATCTTTAGTATAATCAAGCTTCCATTCAGCTATAAGTTGGGTAATAATTTGTTCAGTAGTAGTGAAGCCCAATTCAAGGGTCTTCATCTCTATTTTACTAGTATCAACAGTATAATCGGAAGAAGGTACCTCAGATAAGTATTTAAGATAAGCTACACCACCCTCAATAATTAAAGCACATCTAGCTTGCCAAGCTATTTTTTCACATATATCAATAGCCCCCGGTTGATCGAACACAGCAAAATTAGCGGGGTATTTTTCTGAAGCACCATCACGTAATGTTGTTTTAACACTATCAAAAGTTGTACTATCTATGGATAAACTCGTGTACGTTTCCAGTATCCATTTAATAATATTAGAGATATTCTGATCAGCCGTGGACACCAAGGAAACGTAAACATCTTCTTCCCATCCCTCACATTCATAATCTAATAAAGCTTTAGTGAACTCAATAGTAGTACAATTCTGTTCTGCTAAAAGATTATTAGTATCAACTGTATAATAACTAGAAGGAATAGGTACTAATTCTTTAACACCATCTACTTCACGATAGGCCATAACCTCTAGAACTGATGTAGATTGAATTAAATTAGCTACATATAAATCATTGTAACCACCATCATATACAACAGGGTCACCACTTAAAAGATTATAGCCATCTTTAGCCAATAAATGTGCTCTGAACCCTATTACTTCAGTTTGTTTTGGATAAATATCATAACTACTTGTCCAATACCATTTATATTGTATATAAGTTGTGTTCCAAGAATCACGCGGCCAACCGGCTGTCTCAGATATCGTATCACTATTATCTAATAAAACTTTTGTAACTGCACTACCACTTACAAGATCATGCATCCAATCCTTACGACAATGGCAGCGGGTGCCAACTTGTCGCTCAATGTAATTAACCATCCAGTTACCACCGTCATTGATAATAGCATATTGACCCTCTATATTTACAGTAGAATCAGATAACCAGAAAACAGAATAATCATTCTGGTAATCACCCACTTCACGGGCAGCAATAGATAAGCTTGTTTCAATAGCATCATTACGACTTGAAGGTGTAAACTCATTACCATTAAATGAGCCAGTAAATTTAACACCCTTAATATAAACAGATATAGAACCAGTAGGAAAATTATCGCCATTCTCTACTTGAAAAGATGCAGGAGAACTATCGTCTACATCCTCACTAATAGAACCTCTAATCTGTTTCCTAACTTGTACTGTAGGAACACGTAGAGGATTACCAAAACATATAGGCCAAGGTACACCAACTGCATCAGGATGTAGATTTGTGAGATCACCTTCCTCTGGAGCGAAACCGATTTCATTATCATGTATATCAGTTTCTACACCAAAGCTTAAAGTTCTATCCCCTTCGTCCCAAACTATATCAGCAGATATATTACCCTTAAGCAATGTAACAAGATCACTTTGACTATTACCAACGAAATGCAAGTAAACAGTACAAGTAGTCCCTTCAATACTATCGGTATCTACTAATGTCTTTAAGTCACCAGATGTATCATCAAGTGTTATATCAATACTACTAATTTGCCCAATAGAATCAACCTTAACACTACTATCTATACCACTTAAATTGAGTATAGCTCCAACAGCACTTATTGCTCCAACAGTAATAGTTCTATCAGCATAATAAATTGTCCCACTAGGCCACTCTACCTTAATGATAACAAGTGGTTCAGTACCTTTAACTGTGTCTGCTTTAGTTTGTGCTGAAGCAGTTAAGGTTCTAACCATTAGACTACCTCACCCTCGAACTCAACCACAATATTATATTCTTCGACACAAGCATCACTACTATCACCACTGTCAGGTATATCACGTACAGATGTGGACTCCATTGGATTAATATTGCTTATATACCCACGAAGAATTGTACTATCATACATTGTTACTTTAATCTCTCTACCAGAGCTTTGCCTAATGAAATCAATGAACTCATCTTTAAGACTTTTCTTTATTGCTTCAAAAGTCCAAAGCCAGCGTCTTGTTGCTGGAGTATATTTATATGTATAAAAAGTTCCAGACATAGCTTTACTGTAACGTATCTGTATATTATGCTGTAAGCTATCCCCTAATGCAGGATCACGTAACTCAACATCAACAGAAGGAGCAGCATATGGGTATTCGAACTTCATATTCTTGCTCCTATGAATTCTAAACTCACATCATAAGTACAATCATCTTTAACAGTTACAATCTCATTTTCAGATAAGCTTATAATACCACTCCAAGACTGATTTAGGTGATCAACTATTCCTATCTCTAGTCCAGCGTAATCCTGTAAAAAACTTATTAAAGCATTCTTATCTGCAGCCTTAAGTGTGGTGAAACTGTATATATTTGTTTGGGTCTGAGGCCAATTATTATCTCGTACACCTACCAATGTTCCTGCACGAGTACGCCTGACAATGCCCTCTGATTGTAGCCGCTCTATATCCCCTAAAATAGGGTTACGTAGTGTTACAGAAGAAGATATGGCTCCTGTAGCTGGATACCTAAGTAAGAAACTCATAATATAACTTTACCTCGACGAATGGCCCGTCGCAAACCCTCACCAATCTTAACTATATCAACTGACTCACTACTACTACTTCTAAGTGTGATATTCACATCACCTACATTTGTAACTGGCCCTCCACGCTCGAATCGTTGAACTGGAGTACCACTATTGATACTAAGCAATTGACTAAAGAATTTACGTGAGGATCGTTCATTAACAACAAACTCACCCGGACTAAGTAAAGCAGGTATTCTATCTTTACCATGTGTCTTAATCATACCACCCTTAGCAAAAGGCTCTGGATCACCAACAGGCTGTATTCTATTTACTTCTTCCATAGTTCTTTTACCGAGCTTAATAAGCTTTTCAACTGTCTCTTCTACCATATCAGCATATCTTTGTGTAGCAATAGTAATATTGTCCACATTCTTTGCAATAGGTTGTATAGTATTAACGAATACATCATTAGCTTTTGCATATTCTCTAATTTTATCCACCATTCGACCTGTTTCATATGTTGCTGCACCAATTTGTTGCTTGATTTCAGTTATATTTATTTGAGTAGCTTTCCTAGCTATAGACAATACGAAACCTAATATTTCTCTTACTTGTCCTTCGGCAGTTTTCTGAAGATCTTCTAATTCTTTAATCTCAAAAGCAGTAGCAATACCACCACCCTGGCCAATTATGCGTGACACAATCTCTGATGCTTCTTTAGCTCCTTTGCCAGTAGCTTCTAGTAACCTTTGCTGGTTAATTCTGAATTCCGCAAGTAACCCGAGTCTTTTTGATTCAAGTTTCTGTGCTTCTTTTTGCTTCTCAGCGATTAGTTTCTCTAATTTATTGCGTTCTTCAAGTAATCGATTAAGTTCTTTCTGCTTTGTTATAGCAGCTATTTCTTTAACTGCTGCAACTTGTTCATCAACAGATCTTTTACGTATAGTCGCTAATTTATCTTCATCTACTCCTAATATTTTTGCACGTTTGATTATGTCATCCGCTAATGCCTTCTGTATTAACATCTCTTGTGTGATCTTCTGGATATTTTTTGATTCAAAAAGTTCTTCGATATTAAAGCTTTCATATGCTTTAAGAGCACGTTTGAATTGTGCTAATCGTAATTCGAACTCAATCTTCTGTTGTTGCTCTTGTTCAAGCTGCTTACGTTGTGCTGCAATAATCTGATTAACAAGTTCCTTTTCCTGTTTCTTGAAGTCAAGATATTTCTTTTGAATACCTTCTCTACTTATATCTAAACTATGTAATTCTCCTAATAATTTTTCAATTAATTGTAATTCTTCTCTTTCATCTTCAGTTATACCATATCCCTTATCTAATAACTCGTAACGCCGTTCCTGATACTTGTTAATATCCTTATATGTATTCTTACCAAGATCAAGGAAACGTTTGAAAGCTTTCTTAGCAGCATCTAAATTTATATATGCTGCATCGAATCGCTTATCCCCAATATCAGTACCAACATCCCTTAAGAATTCATCAGTACGTTTCTTTAAGAGTTTAAACTGATCTATAATAGAAGCTTCATCAAAGCCCAAATCAAATATGAATTGTTCTGTTTCAAGATCTATAGCAGCTAACCGCTTAACACCTTTATCAATATTTTTCTCAAGGTTACTAATTAATTTCTCTTGCTCACGTAACTGTTCATTCAAAGAACCAATAATACTTTTATTGCTTTCTACTAAAGTTTTCTGTAATGCTTTTCTATTATCAATAATAGCATATACGCCTTCACGATCAGCGCGAACTAAGCCAGCTACATATTGTCTATATGTCATTTCCGCTTCACGACGAATATTTTCTTGTTGGACGAAATAACTTGTATTAGCGGCTTGAGCAAGTTTTACTTCATCTCTAAGTTTTTTATGTGCTTCTCTAATCTTTTGTAAACGTGCACGATAATCAAACTGTAAACCAATAAACTTTGCTGCAGACACAAAGAAATCATACTGAAGCTTAAATGTACTGAAAACTGCTTTAACAACATCACCAAAAGACCCAAAAGCTGCAGTTAAATCATCAATAGTAGTTACACCTGCAGCTAAATCTACCCAAAAGGTTCCTATCTCAGTGAACTCAGCTTTAATGGTTTCCTTAAAGATTTTAATACGTCTTCCAGATGAATCGAAAGCTATTTTTTGTGCCTTACTATAAGACTCAGAAGCCTTACGAATTTTCTCTAGATTCTCATTATACTTATCGAATCCTTCACCAGTTAAAGCTAATGCACCAGATATACCACGAATACGACTCACATATTTTGCTAACTCAGTTGAACTACCCTTAGTACGTTCCTGTAAAATACGTAGGAAACCGCCTAATCCATAAGTCTTTATAGCTGCTTCACCGGATTCTATCCCTAATTCATTAAATAATCTTTTCGTTTCCTTTGTAGGCTTAAGCAGTTTAATAAATATACCACGTAACTGTGTACCAGCTTTATTAAATTTGATACCCTGAATAGTTAATGTTGCAATCGTTGCATTAAGTTCTTCTAATGTGATACCTAACTGGTTCGCAAGAACCTGTAGATCACCTGTCGATTGTGCTAACTCTGAGGCACGTACACGACCTAATTCAATGGTCTTAAAGAATACTGCTGCAATACGATCTGCGTCTTCAACACTGTAACCGAAAGCATTAATTGTACCAGTTAATAGATTAACAGCTTCTGTCGAAGTAGAAACAGCAGTTATCGCGAATCGATTTGCGGATTCTAAGAACTTAAAAGTTGCTGCACCTTTTGCAACTTGATTTGATAAAGTTTGATAAGCTGCTTCTGCCTGATCTAAGACATCAAGACCAAATGATGCTGATAAATCTAATAATCCTTTACGCCATGCATTCGTAGCTAATTGAACTTCTTGAGATATTGTACGTATCTCAGCAATCTTAATACTTAATTCAACTGATCTCTCAAGTGCTTCACGTATAGCTTGCTCAAGTAAATAGACCCCTCTTCTAATAATTTGGAAGGCAGCTAATCTGGCAAAAGTTCTCCAAGATAATGTTAATTCGCTTGTAGCCTTCTTTTGCCGATGTATAGCATTCGTATTACTATCTATAGCTTTACTTGTTTGCTCTATTTCCTTGAGCCTTGTAGCAAATTGATTACGCTGTGCTTTAGATATAGACTTAATAGCTTTCCATTTTGCTCTTTCTTCACTAATAGATGCACGTTCATTAGCTTTTCGTTCTGTTTCAATTTCTTTGAGTCTTGTGGCGAACTGATTACGCTGTGCTTTAGATATTCTTTCAATAGCTTTCCACTTTGCTTTTTCTTCACTAATAACTGCACGTTCAGCGGTTTTTCGTTCTATTTCAATTTCTTTGAGTCTTGTGGCGAACTGATTACGCTGTGCTTTAGCTGTTCTTTCAACAGCCTTTAGTTTCGCATTTGCTGTACGTTCTGCTTCTTTTCGAGATTCAGCACCTAATCTTTTATTTGCTTCATCAAGCTTAACGAATTCACCCTGTAATTTTTGATATGCTCCCCTAACGGGATCAACGATACCAGCTTCAACTCTGTTCCACA